CCTGCTGTCTGGATCGCCAGCCGAGCCAATCATGGTCTGCCCCCATTGCGGGATGCCGATCGAGGAATCGGACAAGGCCCGGCTGAACGCGGGTGGGCGATGGCTGGCCGAGGGGCTGTCGATCGTTGACGGCGCCATCGTCGGGGAGGCGATCACCAGCCCGATTGCCAGCTACTGGCTACGCGGACCGGCGGCGGTGTTCCAAACATGGCGCGGGTTGCTTGAGCGGTATCAATCCGCGTTGCGGACCTACGAGGAGAACGGCGAGGAAACCCGCCTGCGCACTACGGTCAACACTGACCAGGCTGAGCCCTACATTCCCCAGGCGATTCTTGCCAAACGGAGCGAGGGTGTCCTCGACCAGGAAACTCTTAAGGCGAGGGCGGAACCGGGGCCGATCAACGTCGTTCCCGCGGGAACGTTGTTCGTGGTCGCCGCTGTCGACGTGCAGGGCACCCACTTCGTGGTTCAGTTGGAGGCGTTCGCGAGGGATCTGGAATCCACGATTTTCGCCCGCTTCGACGTGACGCGGCCCAATTTGTCCGCTGGCGACGCGGACCGCCTTCTTGATCCGGCGCGGTTCCTTGAGGACTGGGACCAACTTCTGGATCCTGTCATCCGAACGGCGTGGCCCATAGCCGACCGTCCCGGTCATGTCATGCGTGCCGCGCTTGTGATGTACGATACGCACGGTGCGGCGGGCGTCACGGACAACGCATACAGATTTTGGAGGCGGTACCGTGAGGATGACGGGGAGCGGATTTGTCCGATCCGAGGCGCTGGCGGGTTCAAGGTCCCGCGCTTCGTGATGACGCACCCGAACAGTGGGCGGAAAGACCGGCATGCGGGAGCCCGCGGGGAGGTCCCAGTCCTCCAAGTCGGCGTCGATCACATGAAGGACATGGTGGACCGGGGCCTTCGGCGAACAGAACGAGGCCCGGGGAAAACCCACCTGTTGGCTAGGTTGCCCGATCGGGTATTCGCGGAACTCTGCGCCGAGAGCCGAGAAGAGACGGGGTGGGTTCGTGTTCGGAAGCGAAACGAAGCATTCGACCTGTCCGCCTACGCCAAGGCGGGGGCGCTCCATTTGACCAATGGCGTCGACTGGTCGCGCCCCGACCGGTGGCCGTCGTTCATGCGGAGCGAGGGGAACCCACACATTATCACGCTGCCCGGCGCCCACCCCCCAATCGTCCCGCCGGGCGCGGTGGCGGCGGAGCCTGCCCCCGGCTCCGCCGCCCTTCCCACCGTCTCGCCAGAGGAGGGGGGCGGTGTCGTCCTCCCCGCGGAGGACAAATCGGTGCGGCAAAACAGGCTGTTGTCCGCCCTCCTTGGGAAAACGAGGTGAAAATGGTTGATGTCGCGACCCTGGAGGCCCGTCTGGCCGAGGCCGAGACGGCCCTCCATGAGGTGGTTGTCGGTGGAAAAGTGGCGACAGTGTCGAGCAATGGGCGGTCGGTGACCTATACCCAGGCCGACGTCCAGGAACTCCGCCGCTATATTCAAGGGCTGCGGGTCGCCCTGGGGCGCGGGACGGGGACGTCCGTCACGCCATTTTTCTGATCACCGGGGAAACCCGGATTCGAGGTTCGGCCCGCGCGAGTGGGCCGGACGCGCCGTGGTTTTCGGCGCTTCCTTGCTTTCCTCCCGGACTGGGCCGGGGCCTTCGGGCTCCGGCCATTTTTTGAACGTGCAACCAATCCTTACAGGTTGCCCTCACGTGGGCGGGAGGCCCAAAGCGCGGCGGGGATGGCGATGATGCCGACCGGCGCGGGTATCGACCCAGACACTCCGGCTCCCGCCCTTCAACCAAGGACACCCCGCGATGCATCACCGCCCGCCCGCCCTGGTCTCCGCCGACGGGGTCACCCCCCTGCGCGCGATGGCCGCGCGGGGTGGCGCCAATTTTCGGGCCGGGGACGTCATGTCCCAATCCCTGGCGACCTGGACGCCCCTGCCGAAATCGGCGGATGCGGCATACCTGCCGGAGCGGGACACCATCACCGGGCGCGTCCAGGACCTGGCGCGGAACAACGGCTGGGCGTCTGGCCTGCTACAACGCTATGTTGACCAGGCCATCGGCGCGAACTGGCGGATTTCCTGGCGTCCGGACCTGGAGGCCATGGGCCTGGATCCAGCCGCCTGGCGCGGGTGGATCCGCTCCGTCGAGCGGAAATTCCGGGCCTATGCCAATGACCCCCGCCGCCCGTTCGACGTGACCGGGCGGTTTTCGTTTGCCCAGCAAATCGGGCTCGCGTTCCGTCACCGCTTGGCGGATGGCGAGGCCCTGGCCCTGCCCCTGTTCATGGAGGGCCGCCCGGGCCAGCGGTACCGGACCACGCTCCAGACGATCAGTCCGGATCGCCTGTCCAATCCCCAGGGGATGATGGACGGCGCCCGCCTGCGCGGGGGCGTGGAGCGGGACACTTACGGGCGCCCGCTGGCCTTTCACATCCGCCGGTCCCATCCCTCGGACTACTCGTGGGATGCCGCGGGGGATACCTATGCTTGGGATCGGATCCCGGCGGAAACGCCCTGGGGGCGCCGGTCGGTCCTCCACTATTTCGAGCCGACCGACGCGGAGCAAACCAGGGGCCAAAGTCTCCTCGCCGCCGCCGTCGAACCGCTCCAGATGTCGGGAAAATATTCGCGGACGGAGCTACAGGCCGCGCTGCTGAATGCGATCCTCGCGGCCTACATCAAGTCGCCCATGGACCACAACGTTCTGGCGGCGAGCCTGGGCACGTCCAACGCGATTGACGCGGTGGCCGGGTACCAGGGTCTCCGGTCCGATTTCAACGAGGCGCGCCCGATCCTGCTGGATGGGATGCAAATTCCCCAGTTTTTCCCGGGGGATGAACTGGTTTTCGCCGATGCGAAGCGCCCAAACGGCGCGTTCGGGGAGTTCCAGCGGTCGGTCCTCCAGAACGTCGCCGCGGCGACCGGAACGAGTTACGAGCAGCTTGCCCAGGACTGGAGCCGAACGAACTATTCGTCTGCCCGCGCGGCCCTTCTGGAGGCCTGGAAATTCCTGGTCGCCCGGAAAAACCATTTTTCGGACGGGTGGTTGACCCCGATTTTCGCCCTCTGGTTGGAGGACGCGGTGGACCTGGGGGAGGTGGAACTGCCCCCGGGGAGTCCCTCATTTTGGGAGGGTTACGGGTTTTGGCTCCAATGCCGATGGACCATCGGCCCGGGGCGCGGATGGGTTGACCCGACGAAAGAGGCCCAGGCCAGCCAGATGCGCATGGATAGCGGTCTGTCGACCTGGGAGGACGAGGCGGCGGACCAGGGCCGCGACTGGGAGGAAACGGCGGAGCAGCTTGCCTATGAGCAAGACCGCCGCCGCGCCCTTGGGCTACCCAATCCGACCAGCACCACGGTGACGGAACCCCCCGTGGACGACCAGGACGTCGCCGACGACGCGGAAACCAGAGACCAGGACGGGGGCGATCCTCCCCGGGCCGCGCGGCCCGGGCGGTCGCGCATTCCCGTGTCCGGACATCCATAGGAGGGCCCATTGCCCGAGCTATACATGATCGCGCCAGGGCGGGACCACCTCATCGCCACGACCCTGGCGGAGCGCCCCGGCGCCCGCGCCAGTCTCGACGACGACGGGTTCATCCCGCTGGCCCGGGCCCAGGGCGATGGGACCCGGAGGTGGTTCGCGTTGGATACCAGGGGTATCGCCGTTATCCAAATCTCTGGTCTTTTGCTCAAAAACTGGCCGTTTCTGTCGAGCCCCTACGATGTGACCGGATACCCCGCCATCGAATTCCAAGTGCGTGCCGCAGAGGCGGACCCGGATGTCCGGGGGGTCCTGCTGGTGGTGGATAGCCCCGGCGGCGTGGTCGCGGGATGTTTCGACCTGGCGGATGCCATTCGCGGTGTGCGGATGACCAAGCCGGTTTGGGCGGTCGCCGACGAAGAGGCCTATTCCGCGGCCTATGCCCTGGCCAGCCAGGCGGACGCGCTGATCGTCACGCGAACCGGCGGAGCGGGCTCCATCGGCGTGCGCGCCATGCATGTCGACATGTCGGCGATGATGGAGCAGTACGGGATCAAGGTGACCTCCATTTTCGCAGGCGCCCACAAGGATGACGGCACGCCCTATGCCCCCTTGGCCGAGGACGTCGCCGCCCGCTGGCAGGCGGGAGTCGAGGAAACCCGCCAGCTTTTCGCCGAGACCGTGGCCCTGGGACGGGGCGACCGCTGCCCGGCGGCCCGGGCCCTGGAGACCGAGGCGCAATGTCTCACCGCGTCGGAGGCCCTGGATTTGGGTTTGGCCGACGCCATCATGGCGGCGCGCGACGTGCCCGCCGCTTTCGCCGCCGCCCTGGATGCCCGGGACGGCGCTACCCCAAAAACCGGCGGCGCGTCCGCCACCAGACAGAGGAGAGGACCGGCCATGCGCATGAGCCGCCTGTTGCCCATCGGCGCGAAAAAGTCGCGGCGCATGGAGGGCACCGAGCCCGAGGACGAGACCCTGGAGGACATGCCCCCGGAGGATGACGCGGACCCCGAGGAGGACGAGACCGCCGAGGGCGAGGAGGGCGAGCCCGACGGCGACGAGCCCCCGGAGGACGACGAGG